CAGTACGTATATCCGCTTTTCGACTGGTCTGAGCTCCAGACTATGGTGGCATCAATGATGATCGAAGAACAGATGAGAGCAGAGCTTAAGGCAGAATACGAAGTAAGAAAGCAGAAATCTATTGATGACCTAGTAGCAGACACAGTAGCCGAAGAAGACAAGCTGTGGCTTGAACAGGTTCGTAAAATCATAGGAGAATAGAATGAAAATTACTTTTGATCCTGAGGCAATCGCCAACGCAATTCATAGGGCAGGTAATGTGTCAAAAATCACAGTGTCTACTATCTTAGCTCAACGAATGACTGACGGCCTACATCAAAACAAAGACAACACGTTCGATCATTACTTCGATTTCAACTACAGATCGTTAGTAGATAAAGAGATTATCGGCGTTCTGTGGGGACGCGATGTTCATATCGACGATGATTTACCAGATGACATTCTTGTTCTGACAGTAGACGGATCAAGCATTAATTATCAAGCCGAATAAGGAGAACCAAAATGAAGCAATATAACGATCTGATTCGTCACGTTCGTGATACTGGTCAGCGTGAACCAAACCGTACTGGTATCGATACTATCACTACGCCCGGTGAAATGCTGAAGTTCGATCTACGTGATGGCTTTCCTGCAGTGACAACAAAGAAGTTGGCTTTCAAGTCTATGTGTGGAGAACTGGTTGCATTCTTACGTGGTGCAACAAGCGCTGCTGACTTCCGCGCCTTAGGTTGCGGCTTTTGGGATCAGAACGCGAACGAGAACAAAGATTGGTTGGCTAATCCACATCGTAAAGGCGTTGATGATCTAGGTCCTGTCTATGGCTCACAGTGGCGTAAATGGGGTGGACAAGTCTACATGGCCTTAAATCCTGCCGGCGCTTCTGATACCCTACTAATAGACAGCAAAGATGTTGGTTGGTGTGAGCACAGCGCTTACCAAAAACCAATAGATCAGCTGGCACAAGCCTTGCATGATGTACGTCACAACAGCCAGAGCCGCCGCATCATTGTAAGTGCATGGAATCCAGCAGTTATGGATCGTATTGCGTTACCTGCTTGCCACATCATGTTCCAATTGCTGCCTCGCTCTGATGGTACTCTGCATATGTGCATGTACCAACGCTCAGTAGACGTTTTTCTTGGACTCCCGCATAACATCGGTTCGTATGCATTGCTGCTCGAACTGTTTGCGAAATGGACGGGTCGTATTGCTGCGACCTCGACTATGTTCTTAGCAGACACACATATTTATGTCGACCATTTACCTATGGTAGAGGAGCAACTCTCGCGTACTCCTTATCCACTACCTACTCTTGATCTGAATGACGTAATGCCCATCGATCCTACTGCAATGAGCTTGGAGTCGTTGCTTGATTGTCTGAAACCTGAGGGAATCAAGCTCGTAAACTATCAACACCACCCAGCTATAAAGGCTTCTATGGCAGTGTAATCATGAAACCAGAAATCTGGAAACCCGTGCACGGTTATAAATCATTATACGAAGTTTCAAATTCCGGTCGAATTCGGAGACGCGAAACTTACGTTACTAGAGTAATGAATGGTACTGTGTTGAAACAATTGGTGCGAGAACGCATTTTAAAGATGTCTGGTGCGTATCCGACGTTGAAGTTAAGTCGTAATGGTATACCGAAGACTCATTACGTTCATATTCTAGTTGCTAGAGCTTTTTTAGGTAAACGTCCTAAAGGAATGCAGGTTTGTCATAAAGATGGAAATCCTGCTAATCCCAAATTGAGCAATCTACGTTATGACACGCCGACAGGGAATGCGCTTGATAGGCATCGTCATGGAACTCATGCCAAGGGTGAAAGTAATCCTGGTGCAGTTCTAACTGAAAAACAAGTACGTGCAATAAAACGTAACCTTAAAGAAAATTGGTCTTGTGCAGAAATAGGAGAACTATACTGCATATCTCGTCAAACTATTAGCTCTATAAAATCAGGACGTACTTGGGGCTATGTAAAAATATAAAAGGGAAAATCATGGAAGCCTTTCAACAGCGAGTAGTAGAAGAACAAAAAGAACTAGAAACACGTTTGATTGCACTGTCTGCATTCATCGGCACCGATAATTTCCTCAAGCTGGATGCTGAGGACCGGGACCTACTACACCTGCAGCACGATGCAATGGATACCCTCAATGATATTCTGGTAAGGCGCATTCATCGATTCGGAGCAAGATCATGATTACTCATCTTGTAGTAGGTGACGACTGCTGGGATCCAACCCCCGAAGAACTACAAGAGATCCTGCGTAGATACCAGAACGCACCTTTCGCTGATGGTGCTGTACGTGGTGTGCATATAGGTAAATTGGAAGGCACATTGCTTGGCGTCGAAGTGGAACCAGAATTGAATCTCTCGAAAGAGCAGGTACAGGAATTGGTTACTTTGTTTCAGCAGACAGCCCTCGACCCTAATGATGGCCTCATCGTAACGCGCGCTGGTATCAAATTCATTATGGAGGCAGAATGATTACCCATATTGTTGTAGGTGATGCTAACTGGGCACCCACGCAAAAACAGCTAGATGAAATCAAAGAACGTTTTCTTAATGAAAAAGTTTTCGTCAATTCACCTGCAGTGAAGGTATTAATTGCATCGGGTGTACCTATGCTTGACGACCCTGACAGTCTGTTCGGACGTGTAACCTTAATGGTTACAGCAGGTACAGCCGACTGGCAACCAAGTGATGAAGACCTGAAGAAATTACATGAACAATTTCTGGCTGCCGGTAACGATAAGCACGGCTTAGTCGTTACCCGACATGGTGTCAGTGCTGAATTCTTAGTGCACGGTGACTTTATGGTGCATGCTGGTAAAATCAAATTCAAATGAGGCTACTATGTTCGGTAAACTTATTACTTTTGAAGGTCAGGACGGTGCAGGTAAATCGACCCACATTCCTCTCGTCAAAGACCTGATCGAAAAGAAGTTCGGCGTAGAGGTCATCGTCACTCGTGAGCCTGGTGGTACGCCAGTATCTGAGAAGCTGCGGGAGATCATGATCCACGACAAGATGCATGTGGAGACAGAGGCCTTGATCATGGCTGCTTCTCGGCGAGAGCACATTCATCAAGTCATCGAGCCAGCGCTACGTGAAGGCAAATGGGTTATCTCAGATCGCTATATTGATTCGTCGTATGCCTATCAATGCGGGGGTCACGGTCTATCTGTCTCCAAGATGAATGTACTGGTGCAGTGGTCTACGAGTACACTAATGTGGCCTAATGGTCTGCTTCCTGATCTGACCCTCATGTTCACAGTAAGTGCTGAACAAGCGAGACAGCGTATGTCAGGACGCGCATTCGATAAGTTCGAGCAAGAGGATCTTGCGTTCTTCCAAAGAGTAGACAACGCTTATCGCATGCGTTTCAATTCTGATCCTACTCGTTTCAGACTCGTGAACTCAAACTACTTCCCAGAGCAGGTGGCTGATGTATTGAAACAGGCTATCGAAAACTGGAATCCTGAGTAGGAGGTATTATGGCAGTAAAACCCACACGTAGCTTCAACCACGCGACACAGAAAAAGGCGACTAAAATACGCCAAGTGTTGTTAGCAATTCAATCGCGTGATATATCGGCAACAGCCTTACAGGATCTGCTCGACTGTTCTGCGTCCTCAATTCGTAGCATCGTAGATTCGCTTCTGCAGGCTAATATCATCACTGACATAGATCCGATGCCACGCAAGAGTCTATATCGTATATCGGCCTACAAGATGCTTGTTACTGCCAAGCTAAAGGAGTTGGATGCTATATTAGCGGTAGAGCTTGAGCCTATGAAGGCGGATAGGCACATTAAGAAGCCAAAGACTGTAAAGCCCATGCGATTCAGGCATTCTGAACTTCACATGCGCCTGTTCTATACTGTGTACAAGAATTTTATCTCTCAATAGGGAGGATCTATGTTAACTTTAAAGCAGTTGTATTCAAAAACCACACCAGAGCGCAAAGACAGGGCGCGCTTTGTACGCATCATTCAGACAAAGATAGGTCACAATAAACAGGGCTTAGGATACGTAGCTGCACGGACGTATTCCCGTATGAAAGTAGGTGCTGATGGCCGTCTAGTCAAAAACGAAGACCCGCAGCACTACGTAACAGTAATTACCTTCTTGAATAAGAAGCTGCAATGCATTGTCAGTTGTTCGTGTTTTGATAATACTATGAGGTGGGAATTTAGTAATACTCAGAAAGGTGCATCTGAAATCGAATACTCTAACGGAGAGCCTCCAGTAGTAACTAATCCTAGGCAGATTGTTGGTATGTGTAAGCATCTCTGTAAATTGTACAATACCATTCAACCTAGGCTCCCACCTGGATATTGAGATCTGTAATCCAACTTATTAGGGATTCATAGTTCATTGCCTCCCATTTTTCAGGTAACTTAATACGTTTGTGCTTACGTGTAAATAATAGCACCACGTATTCATAGCCTGCTCGTTTGGCAGCCTTGGATTTGGCTCGTAACTTGAGCCAAGTTCTTTTGCTTCCCCATCCAGTGTATGTACTTTTAACCTCCACGATACAGTTTTTGTGTGGAATAAAAATATCAGGATAGTGGAAGTGAGTCCCATCCTTAAGAGAATACTCCACATGTGGTACTTTTCCTTCAGACGCTACCATCAATTGTTTTGGTTTAAACCATTTCTGTAGATAGTCTAGTGCTACAGGTTCATAACCTTGCACCTTAACTGTTCGCTTTCCAAGTTTATAGGTTTTCATCTTTGTCTTACCCAGCGATTGTTTAAGAGCTATTTCAGGAACTTGGCTTACATTAGCTACTCCAAATTTCTCTCGGACCCCTCTCATTAGATGAGCTTGCATAGTATCGATGTTTGCTTGAATTTTAAATCTCTTCCTTAAGGTCTTAATCATTTTAGTGGTTGCTTCTGGCGAAAGTCGTTTGTCTTTATTAGCTATGTTGGCGCATATGTTCCCGCAGTAAGTCTTCCAGCCTCCTTGATGTTTTGCTGTGAGTTCCCCCTCGCAATTTTTGCAGTATGCGCGAATTGGAATTTTACCTAATGCTATCAGTTTTCGGTACTCATATGCGTCATGATTGAGATTAAACCAGATTGGTTTCATGTCTTCTGATATGGCTTGTATAACTTTATCTTCGTTTACGCCGTAAAGAAAACTATCAAATAATTTTTGAAAATATGCTATCTGCTTTTTGGTTATCCTTGTCAATAATTTGCTTTGGTGCTTTTTCTTCTCTGAGTTAAGATTCCGTTTTTTCTTCGCGTGATATTGAGTATGCGATTCTAATTGTTTTGTGAGCTTTATCGGATCGCTATTTTGGCATTTAACTCCACACCAGTTACTGAATCTTTCTTCTCTATCAAACCAGCGCGCTTCGTTATTGCACACGCGGCATTTGCTAATACCATGTGCGTAAATATACTGTGCTTGTTTTCGTGTATACTCAGGGTTATCTTTAACTAACGCAAGAAATGATGCGCAGTGTTGGGTTTTTTCTAAGGCAGTAAGAAACTCCAGATACTTTACTTTACCATTAGCCGCCCTGTGTTTCGTTGCCAGTTTTAAAAATGTTTTCATTGAAAGGTACCTTTAGATGTTATCGTCACAACTGCATGTAAAATTGGTGAATGTGAATTCACGACTTAGGGTTTAAAGATGGCCACACATACATACGAACATAGTAAAGCCTTCGATCTCCTTAAGCAGACGAAGGAAGCAGTAACAGGTAACTACACCAGTCTCCAATATTTGCAAACACTGGACTATTTCATCTGGGAGTCATTGCGCCCCCTTGCAGCCGAATGCCCGAGCCTGTTCTACAACTACTTCGCAAAGGTAGTGGTACGACAGACTCTGAAACCTAGTTCTAAATTCACATCTAATGAAAGAATCAAGTTACCTCTTCAGTTGTTCAATGCATTGATGGAACAAGACCAGACTAAAGCCTTTACGCTCACTCGTGAAATGTATATCAACAGAGGCATCTTGTTCGGCTTCGTCAGCTTCTTTCTCAACTCACTGAAACTTTATACTGAGCTTCAGTACAATACAAAAGTATCAGAGGTGATGCGGCGTACGTTGACCAAGCGTATCGAAGAGAATATGGGACTGCGTAAAGATGGAATGCTTTACCCTGCCATGCAGCAAGTGGACTACTGGGACAAGAAGGCGCGACAGTGGAAAGGTTTCATAGTTGAGAAATACACGCGCATGACTTTGAATCAGGCGCAGAAGACATACACTGATTTCAATCATTCAGTTCGCCTTGATGATGTGGTTCAAATTTATCTCGTGGTTGTCAACCGCTCCATCGATAGATGCGATTCCCGACAAGGTGTACTGACCACCTTTATTCAGAATTGGTTCAAGTCTGCTCGAGGCGAAGTAGCGGCGTTGGCTGAGAGCCAGCACGATTCTTCTTTTGATGCTCTAGTGGAAGAGTACGGTGATTCAGTACACGACTTTATCGGCGTGACTAATCCTAACATGGACAAGGAACTTTATGAGCAATTGGCCTATACAGCATATGTCACTGACCCGACAGGGCTTGTGCGGACCGCCTTGGGTGTACCACAATACGTATCGAGACCTGATCGTGAACTGTTAGAGGCCCTATCGTATGAGCAGAATTGAACCCCAGAGCAATGAATCAAGCCTACGCTTATCTATCAAGGCCCACGCATCGGTAATTTCTGACTATAGCTTGAGGACTAAGCAGGCGGAGGCCATGGTTGCTATACTGATGAATGAGAAAATACCTAAAGACGAGTTCATTCAGACGGTAGTAAATAAAGTGACTGCTGACATAGAAGCCCGCGGCATCGAACGATCTACGCAGTACCTTGGTCTATTGCAGACCACACTTATGGCTCTCAACGCTATTCAGAGACAGCAGCCGAGTCCTGACTTAGTTGAGGTAATCAAATCCCTAACACTCGCAATAGGTAACAAATGAAAATCATTATCGAAGGTAAACTGGGTGAAGGTAAAAGTCTTATGGCTACGCAGCTTCAACTTTTTCTAGCAAGCCGTGGCTATAATGTTCGCCTAGCCGTAGATCATAATCTTCCGCATCAAACACCGAATGAAAATCTTGCAGCAATGAACTCACTTCATGAGCGTATCGATGAAGTGGTAATCGAAGAACGCCAAACCACACGTAACTAATTCACCAACCAAAAGGAAATCGGCATGAGTAACAAAGGCACAGACCTCGACAACGTTGCTACGGGCAACAACAAACGCGCTAAGATCAGTGACAAGATTCCGTTGTATAAATTCCCCGAGAAAAAGTGGGTGACTATTCGCCTGTTCGGTTCCATCTATACTTATGGTGGCTACAACGTAGCTGTTAAAACCAAAGACGGTAAGAAAAGCGGCTTCTACACCCCATGCCCATCGTACGACCCACAGACGCAGCAGCGTGATAGCTCTATCTATGATCCGTGGCGCGACCTGGAAGCAACTCTGGCTGATGTTGAATACAACGAGCGGATCGTTAAGTTTACCAAAGCTGGTTTCATGTGCGGTATCGGGCGTAAGGCTCAGAAAGATGCACCTCGCAAACCACCAAAGCCAAGCAAGAAAGAAACCAAATCTGGATTCAAAGATCAGGATTCGGATTCGTGGACACCTGTGCACCCGTTCCGCTTCCCGGGTGGCGTTTTGGGCAAGCTGAAAGACCTGGGTGGCTTGAACGTAGTTGAGAAGAAAGGTCAGACTAAGACCTACGCGATCACTGATCCTAAATACGGCTGTGATGTTCGTATCATGTACGATTCTAGCAAAGCACCTGCAGACCAGTACTCGGTTCAGATCGGTGAGCGCACGCCTCTGACTGAAGAGGAATTGGAGTACCTGAAGTATGATCTGAGCGATCTGCAAACAGCGGATTCCAAAGAAGAAATCAAACGCGATTTTGAGGGTTGGGCTTCGCGTAACGGCGTCAAAATCAAATCCAAGAAGTCCAAGAAGGACGATGACGACGAGGATGATGATCTGCCGGACGATGACGACGAAGATGAGGATGAAGACGACGAGCCTAAGAAGAAAAAAGGTAAGGGCAAGAAGTCGAAGAAGGACGATGACGACGAAGACGAGGATGAAGACGAAGATCTCGACGAGGATGAAGACGAAGACGAAGATGAAGACGAGCCTAAGTCGAAGAAATCTAAATCCAAATCGAAGAAATCCAAAAAAGATGACGATGATGAAGATGAAGACGACGATGACTTCATGGATGACGACGATGAAGATGAGGACGAAGACGAACCTAAGTCCAAGAAATCTAAGTCGAAGGTAAAGCCTAAAGGCAAGAAATCCAAGAAAGACGAGGACGAGGACGACGATGATCTGGATGATGACGATGAAGATGAGGATGAACCTAAGTCTAAGAAATCCAAATCGAAAACTAAGGGCAAGTCGAAGAAATCCAAAGACGACGATGACGACGATCTGGATGATGAAGATGATGATGAAGATGACGAGGATGAGGATGAGGATGAAGAAGAAGAGGAGGAGAAGCCTAAGTCCAAGAAATCTAAGTCGAAGGTAAAGTCCAAAGGCAAGAAGTCGAAGAAGGACGATGACGACGAAGATGAAGACGAGGATGATGACCTCGACGATGATGATGACGACGAAGATGAGGATGAGCCGAAAAAGAAGGCCAAGTCCAAAAAGAAAAAGAAGTAAATACGTAGAGCCGAACCCCGCCTTCATGTAACGGTCGGCGGGGTTTTTCTTTTTCTCATCAATACAGGAATTACCATGGCAAAGAAATCGAAGAAAGTAGTAGAGCAGGACGATGATGACACACCAAAGAAAAAGAAAAAGAAAGCAGAAGGGTTTGACTACTCTTCGATTTATACAGACTCTATCGATGTCATCGCACGGCGTCAAGGATTCGAGGCGTCAACGCTAGATGTAGGTGATCCTATGTCTACTGGTATGTTGACTACAGATCTTCAGATGGGTGGGGGTATTCGTGCAGGTATGTACACTTCAGCGGGTGGTGAGCAGTCTGCTAAAACTACCAACGTTCTCAAGTGGATGGCAAGTGCAATCAAAGAAAATATACCCCGCATCGAGCTGGTGGATTTTGAAGGCAGTACAAAAAATAGTAAGCCCTATGTGATGTCTATTATTCGAGGTGAGGGTCTTAAGCTGACAAGCGACGAACTCTTCGGTAAAAAAGATAAAGAGACGGGTAAGTGGATTACACGTCCGCGCGTTACCTATCACTCTGAATCCGTCGGTGAAAAATTCTTCGATTACATGTCTGAGGTTCTGCGTGCTCTACCGGATAAGAAATTTATCGCCGGTCAGTGGTGGCTAGTATTCGAGGAAACGAAGAGTAATAAAACCAAGTACAGCGAGTACAGTGACCCTAATATGCCTAAGAAATACGGTAAAGGTATTTGGATTCCAGCACCAGATGGTAAGCTACAAGCAATCTTCTTTGTAGACTCTTACCCGGCAATGAACTCTATTGCCAACGACGAAGAGGACGCTAACAATGGTCTAGCATTGCAGGCACGTATGTTCTCTAAACACTTGCCTAGGGTTAAAGGTCGTATGGCCGAGAAGATGGTGGCGCTGATCGGTGTAAACCAGTTACGTGCTGTTCCAATGGCTATGTTCGGCCCAAAAGAGAATGAACCGGGCGGCACTGCGCTTAAATTCAATTCGGACGTGCGTATTCGTAACACTAGCCGCGGCAGTGGTTATCCTCTGTGGGCCAAAGACTTCAATAAGAAGTTTGAGGAAGTAGAAAAGTCAGTTGAAGTTGACGGGGGTATTGACCGCTATCGTTACATTCATACCAAGGCAATTAAGAACAAGCTGTGGACGCCTGGACGTGAGAACTGGATTCGTATCTGGATCGAAGACGGTAAAGGTGTCGCACGCGGTCTCGACCCATTCTTTGACACTATGTATTACCTGAAACTTACTGGTCAGCTTATCGGTAAAGGTCGTAACCCATCGAAGACTGGCAGCGGAGGTCTGACTCTGAATCTTGAAGGGCTTGGTAAAGGCAAAGCCATCAAGTGGGCTGAATACAAGAAATGGATTCTCGGCGATAAAGAAACCATGAAGGAAATGTCCAAGAAGGCTGGCTTTAAGCCTATGTCATTGCGTGCATTCTGCTTTAAACAAATGTCTAAGGGTGTATCCGAGACCTTGTATCTGAAGGCCAAAGATTCGACCATCGAAGAGAGCGAGGAATAATATGAGTGCAGCCAGTAGTTTGATTCTGACCGACAAAGCAGGTGAAGATAGGGCAGACGATCTTCTGGCTGCCTTGTCTGAAATGGCGTATGCCACTACACCTCGTAAGGACGTAGTAATCAAAAAAGAGAAACGGTTTAAAAGCCGTTTCTTTTTTGTGCTTTCAGACTCGATAGCCGATGAAGTAGAGAAGTCAAAGAAGAAGGTGGTAAAGAAGGAATTAGATCATATAGATGACGAGGTTGAGACACGGCTCAAGGAACTGAGGCGTAAGATGCCCAAGGAACTTGAGGCAAACATAAAGGCAGTACGTGAATTCTTTTTGACAGAGATAGGTCCTCGCACCCTAGCAGGTGGCGCTGGTTCTGTACAGGCAAAGGAAGTAGTACAGCGTCTGTTAGGTACGCCTGTAGACGGAACTCAATTCGCTAAATTTGAGCGTATGAGTCATGAAGCGGTAAACATACGAATGGCCAAGTTTATCGCACGTTATTACAAGCTACCGCAACGCGATTGCCAGAAGCTTCTGGAATCGATCATGCCACGGCCTGTAATGTTCCCAATACCTAACGCGCAGGATCATCATGAGCGACCCCGTCATACCAAAAAAGATAAAAAAGCAGATACTACTGAATGATCTGTTTCCTGAGTTCACTTCGGATGCCCAACTCGAAATGATCGAGAAGTGGGAAAAGAAGAATCGTACCGTCAAGACCAAGGACGGTAAGGAGAGAAAGGTTAAATCAGAGACCATCATCCTACCTGACGAGCAGGAGCTCATTCTACCTGACGATTTCGACATACGTGCCTTGATGTCCTCTGCCGAAGATCCGATTACTGGCGCTGTACGAAATCTGAAGATTGATGACCGCGATCTTCCGCATGCCAAGAACTTCTACGATTACTCGTATCGAATAATTGGTAAGGATGCTAACCCACCCTGGGCTCGCCAGATGTGGACCGGGCTGATGTCGTTTGGGCAGGTGTGTACCGCATGCACCAAGAAGAAATACATCGAGGACATTTACAATATTCCCAAGAACATGAACTCGGAGGACATAACAGACGTTATGACCATTCTGGAGCATGGGGTGTGCCCGAAATGCAAACGCCATAAATGGGACCTGATTAAGAACTTCAATCTCAGGGACTACATTCAGTTGGTTGGTGTTCTGGGGCAACGTAGTGGTAAGTCTAGTGCATCCTCTGGTTCGTATGCATCGTATTTGACTCATGATTATATGAAGTTCCCAGACTTGGCGACGATGGCGCCTAAAGAAATGCAGGCCTCTACTGAACTAACAGGTACGTTTGTAAGCCTGAACTTCAACAAAGCAATTGGTGTTATGTGGACACCATACAAGCGAATGATCGAGGACTCTAAATGGTTCCAGGAGTATTTCAAAATATTAGATCACGCAAAAAATGTTCACGGTAAGGAGTTCTATCGTCGCAGTACGTTGTACATGACGATTCTCCACAAGAACATGCGATTCTATCCAACCGGTCCTCGTTCGTCCACACTTCGTGGTGATACGCGCCTATTTGCATTACTCGATGAGTTGGGTCTCTTTAAGTTACCTAAAGGTGATGCTGAGGAGGACGGTGACAGTGAAATGGCTAATGCGGATGAGGCACACAAGTCTCTGATGAACAGTTTAACCACCACGCAGACTATTCGCTGGCGTTTGCTACAAGAAGGCATTAGTTCCGTACCGTCTTCGCTGATGATGAGTGTATCATCTCCTTATTCCTTACGTGATAAGGTAATGCGCCTGTTAAGGGAGTCGCGCACGCCGGAGGGATCGAAGTACATTCTGGGAGTGAATCTCCCTACATGGGAAGCTAACCCTGGTATTGAACGCGATACGCCAATCATTGCTGCGGCGTATGCATCTAATCCAGAGAAAGCGGAACGAGATTACGGTGCTAATCCTCCGACCGTACACTCACGTTTTGTTCCAATGAAGTCATATCAGAGTGGTGTGTTCGTCAATGGGCAGAACTCGCACAACTTCACGTATCTGTTTGACCAGCCGGGCTACATATACGGTAAGGTAGAACGCATTCGTACATTCCGGTGGCCTTCTGTTGTCTCTATCGATGCAGGTTTGAATAACAACTCATTCACCATTACAGGTGAGCACTACGATTTCGATACAGGCAAAACAGTCGGCACTACCATAATTGAGTGTATGCCTCAAGACGGGCGTAATGTCAACTTCAACCTGATTTACAAGAACGTAATTCTGCCAGTGTGCAAAGATTTGAATGCTGTGGCTCTTTTGGCCGACCAATGGCAAGGTATCGATATACTACACAGGATTGAGATTGATATGGGTAACAACCCGCTAGGTAAAGTGCGATGCAAGGCCGTTCAGTATAGTCCTAAGCGTAGAGACTTTGACGCTGTTGTATCCATGATGTCATCTGGTAACACACTTCTGCCCACTATCAACGCTGAAGACCAGCAAAGAATCAACGATGGGCAAATCGACAACTATCGAACTGAAATGGTAGGCAAGCCTGTTGCTCACCTTTACTTGCAGTTGAATACCGTGCAGGATAGGGGACCTAGCAGGACCCCAGATAAAGGTGATGGATATACTGATGATATATTCAGGGCTCTAGTATTAGGTATATCTAAGATTCACCATGAGAAAGTAATGGCTAGATTGACCGAAGCCAGAGATTTTATTTATGAAGGTCAAGGCAATAGGGCACGAATGCCTATGCCGGCATTTGCACCTAGGTCTGGCGGGTACGGTAGAGGCCTCCGCTAATTTTATGTATTCAATTGATTGCTTATTACCATGGCCAAGAAAAGAAAGATCAGAGTCAATAAGGAGTACGAGCTCCTGCCGTGCAAACGCAAACACGATTGGCGTATACTGGCCTGCGATCCTGGAACTCGTAATTTCGGGATCGCTTGTGTTGGGGTACGGGACGGTAAGATAGATGTGATCGCTTCATCTTTGCTCACAAATCCTATAACTGTCTTGACTGCTGGTTATTTGGAACAGCGACGCAAATATACAGCAGAATTACGTAAGTGGATCGAACTCTACAAACCAGATGCATACATTGCAGAGCGTTTTCAAACTAGGGGCAATGGCGGCCCAACCATCGAATTGGTGAGTACTATGAATGCTTTGCTTCCTGTCCTAAAGCAAAAGCCTTTCAAGTATGTCGTGGCAAGTCAGTGGAAGAACGCATTTAACAAGCGCTTCGATAATCAACTTAAATCCATGTACGACGATTGTTTGACTACACCTCACCAGCTAGATGCTGCCTTGATTGGTTGCTATGGCTTGGAATTAGCGCTGCAAACTGAACTGAAATACAGTCCTGAATCCATTATCGAAATGGTGGAAGCTATGTCGTGCTTGGAGCTAAAGCGCAGGAGAATTAAATGAGTATTAAGGTAACCGCCGTGCAAACTACCGATGACACATTTGCATTTCCGGAATTTTCGAATCCTGCAGAAAATGCAAAGATAACTAAACAGCGCATAGACGCAGGAGCTACTCGTGTTTGGTTACGTAACAACAGGCTTGAGATCTACAGAGAACACAGACAGGAAGGTATATACAGATACTTTGCTGTAGACAAGAATACTGACCCACAATTAACTCTGTATTGTGTGCGTCTGGATTATGCTAATGTGAAGCCTTTACGTGTAGGCTGTCAAGTAGGTGTATGGGTGTCACATGATTCATTAATTACCTCTGGCCTTTCCAAGGATATCTTCTGGAAGATTTTGTTCAAGCATCACGATATGATTACAGACTCTGTGCAAACCTCATTTGGGCGTAGATTCTGGATAAATCGTCTAACAGAAGCCTTTCATCTGGGCTATTATGTTTATAGCCTTAGGTATGGTACTGGAAAGATTAAAGATGCGAAGCATTACCCAACCTTGGATTCTTTAGAGGAAGATTTTTCCAAATTATGGGGACCTAAGATAACAGATCAAGCGCGTCGATTATGTATCACACTAAAGCCACTTGATCTCGCTAGTCATCAAAAACCGTATAAAGCATCTACTTAGGAGAATGAAATGAGCAAGCCTAAATTACCGCAAGCTTGGATTACAGCTGGTACCAAGAAACAAGTTAGCGCCCGTATCGACATGAGTGCAGAGGTAGCCGGTAAAGGACTGTGTCCTGAATGCAAGAAACCTATGGTCCCCGGCATCGTCAATGGTCATGAATCTTTAGTGTGCCATGAAGATCGTATTGCTATTCCAATCCCAGATGCGGCAACTGAAGAACCGGTAGAAACTCCACAGGTGTAATAATGACGAAGACTCTCCGCCTTGATGTATCGCCCGACATTAAAAAGAAAAAGAAGAAAAAGAAGCTTGAGATAGCTGAGGTCAAGCTGAAAAAGATTTCCAAGCTATCTACTCAGGCGGAGACTAAATCGATTATTGGTCAAAACGCTGAGCAGATCCATCAACTGCTTGAGAATAAGGATAATGAGGCAGCTATTCCCTTGATATACAGGAAGATGCTGCAATCGTTGGTCGACCTTCTACCTTTGGCCGAACGACAGGTCCGTAAGACTAAGGGTGCTAGGGGCGTCTACCAAGTTAATATTTTGATCTCGTCAATTAGGGAGCTACTGGTCGATGTTCAAGCCTCCCAAGATAGAGGTATGTTGGGCCAGAATCTAGTGGAGCAGGTTGTTAAACCTTCGTTCGGTGATCTAGCACAGACCATCGTAACAGAGTATGCTGCTATCTCCGCAGATGCCAAGCTAAACATGAATGATAAAGAGTATGGTCGATTCCGCACCGAATTGTTGGCCTCTCGTGCGCGTCTAGCAAGTGCAATGACTGAAAGATTCCGCGATATCAAAGACCAGACCATTCAGTATCTGGAGCGCTGATATGGATGCAAAACATATTGCGCATTCAGTCTCATTATATTGGCAAAAGAAACTGTATGTGGTTAACCATGAGGTTGGACTATGTAAGCACGGACGCCTGCGTGCCGATCTTATAGCAACTAACATGGGGCTGTATATCATCCTAGTAGAGGTAAAATCGTCGGTCGCCGATTTTAGGACTGATAAGAAGTGGCATAAGTACCTTCCGTTTTCAAATAAGACTTACTTTGCGATGGCGCCTGAAGTTTACGAAAAGGTTAAAGATCAGATTCCAAAAGGAATTGGCATCTTCTTGGTTTACCCTTCAGGACATACGAAAATTAAGGGACGCGCCCATCATAGAGAGGTGGATGCAGCCGTAAAGCTTAATATAGCTGCGCGCTTAGTCTACCGTAGTGGCGAGACTTTGCATGAGCGGAAGTCTAAGACAGCAGGAGCCCAGCTAGTAGCTGAAACTGCGGTCACAGCTATTCAGGCCATCCCTAAGGAGCAACGCAAGGGCAACAGAGCACTTGTTGTTGCAAAAGTTAAGGAAGCTATTTCAAAGTACGTAAAATGAAAACAACCGCGCACTCACTAGCACACAATCCGATATCCGTAGACGGCGGTAATCGCTACTGCAAGCAACTCCAGAAAATCCTGCTCAGGGGTAAAGCGACTGATCTTGGCACAGCTAATGGTCTTCAGCTTATGTGGATCACGTGGGTTAATCCAGTATTCATTCTCAGGGATACGGAGACTTTAGAAGTTATAGGCTATATGGACCTAGCTAAAGTCGATCCTGATTGGGGCTTGCGTATCAAGTATTACCAGCAAGGTGTCTACATCAAACCTGCTTATCGTAAGCGAGGGCTAGGCACTGTTTTATACCTTGGGGTCTTGCATGTATTCCAGCATTTTGTAAGCGATCCGATTATAGGTATCGATGCGGTTAGAGCTTGGAAGGCAATCGAGAAATACGGCTATAAGGTCAAGATGTGGGACTCAGATAACCACCAAGACGTAGCTTTTGTATGGGCACCAGATGGACAACCACTGATTCATGGTCACACAATGGACAAGTATGAGGAAACTCTTCTGTTCTACGTATAAGGATATAACATGTTCCCTCGTAATCGCGTAACTGGCGTTCAAGGTGGTAAGATACGCACCGAAATGCGCGCACCAGAAATTTCCAGCTATAGTAGTGGTCGTAAGTATGCAGAGGCAAAGACAGAGGTTCGGGCCGAGCTTGGTGGCTTCGGTCAATCAGGCGCCGGCAATAGTCTCAGCGTAAATTCCTACTGGGCATCTCAGTATCAGTATTATTTCACAGGCCTTATTCCGGCAGAGCCAGGTTACGCTGATACTTCGCAGTTAGCTCTGTTCTATAGGGATATATATCAGAACGATGCAACCGCCGGTTCCGTGGTAGACATTCAATCGAGCTTCCCTTTCTCCGATTTCGATCTACGAGGTCTTGAGGAAGATCAACTTAAGGTATATCGTGAGAGTCTCGATCAACTGAATGTCTTGCGCATGATGCCGATCATGAGTACAGCTTACCTAGTGGATGGTTTCTTCTGCGGCAGCCTAGTCTTTGATCCTCAGACAAAGCGATTCCTCGACACTCTGGTTCACGACGCATTGCAATGTCAGGTTGTACCAAGCCCATTCTTTAATCAGATGCCGACCATCAGCGTCCTGACATCTAATGCGACGAATGAGCTTCTGATATCGGACAGTCAGTTCAATCGTGAGTACCTAAGCAGTTTGCCTCAGTCGTTCATAGAACTACTGAAGCAAGGACAGTTCACTTTGAATCCTATATCGACTCTGTTTGTTGGTCGTCGTAATCTGACAGACAGAGCCTATATGTCGTTCCTGCACCGCATCCTGCCAATGTATCTAATCGAAAAAACGATGTTCAGAGGTACGCTGGTCGAGGCCTCTCGTCGTCAACGGGCTACCACTCACTTGACTGCGGGCGATGATGTATGGACTCCTACCGGAGAAGAACTACAGGCATTGGTCGCTCAATTCCAGCAAGCTGAATTCGATCCTCTAGGTGGTTGGGTATCTACACGTAATGCAGTGCAGGTCAATGATATTCGTCCAGGTGGCGATTTCTGGAAGTGGACCGATATGGCTGATATTCTAGTCGGCTATAAGCTACGGGCCTTAGGTACCTCGGAATCATTCTTGAGTGGTGAGAGCTCCTACGCTGCCGCTGAATCCGCTTATAACGTATTTTTGGAGTCGCAGGATACGTATCGCCGTCATTTAACTAATGCAGTATTCGATTCCACTTTATTCCCTTTAATAGCAGTTGCTAACAACTTCTACAAAGAAGGTACCCCCGCCGAAGCTAGAGTCAAGCGTAACCAAGTCAGCAAATATTTGATGCACTCGAAGAACAGAGCCAATCTGTCCATGCCTCAGTTGGTGTGGCATAAATCGCTTGAAGCCAAGAATGAAGAAAATACGTTCGAAATGCTGGAGCAGGCATCGGAGAAAGGTGTACCTATCCCACTGAAAGCCTGGATGGCGGCAGCAGGTCTGAACGTTGAGACCTTGCTGAAAGATCTGAAGGCAGATAACGATCTGCGTAGCCGCATCAAGAAATTCACTGGTAAGGATACTGGTCACGAATCTGAAGAACAGGTCGAGGCAGCCTTCCGCCCTACGGTTCAATCTATCAAGAGTGGTGCTATTGGTCGTCGTTCGCTTCTAGGTCGTAATTTCGGTGAACCTGAAATGTTCACGATCGGTAAGACAGGTAAGCAAGAGCATATTTTCCATAACTCTCGTGGCAAGATGCGTGACTACAATGCAGTTATAGCCAAGATCGCCAATCGCATGGAGACTGACAAAGAGTATCGTCTGAAAGTTGCTAAGGCAAACGTGGATCGTTTGGGGTATAAGACTGTACCTCTGGCTGGTCATCTGCCTGTGAAAGGATAATCATGTATTCAAATCTAATCGTAGTGGCTGCACCAAAGAGCGCGGAGCATTACCAATACTTCAAGTTCATGGGCAAGAAGGCAATCGATCTACCTTACCGTGGTATCTCTGTTCCCTTGGAACCTGGCCAACGCTTCGGTGTCAGAAAGAGCCGTGATGGAAAGAAAATCCGATTGGTACTAGATGATGAAGTGAACCGCGTATTCACCCTGTCCCTCGATATCGCAAAGAAAATTGCAAAGACTGTGAAGGTCTCAAAATGAAAACCGTGGGCTTACGATGGGATTTTTATCTACCTAGTGTAGAGGGTCAGATCACACGCGATCTGATTGCTCTCCAGAGTTCGTTTGGTTCAATAATTGTCATCTATAATGGCGATGAACCTAACGGCTTGGTATCTGCGTTGGGTCTGAAGTCTGGTATCGGGGATGAGCTTGCCGATATGTGGATTGTCTACACTACTCAAGAAGGTCATCAGGTGGATGCACCTGAGCATGCCAAGGAAGTCATCAAGCGTGATATGTTCGTGGCCAAGACAGATATATCCCTAGATGGTGATCCTCACCCAGGTTACTACATGAAACCTCAGGGACGCATAGGCAAACCTCGCTTGTCTCAGTTACCTAAGCCTACCCATACCGGGCAGACCGATCCGGCGATAATATTTTTATGGGGCGCTGCTAAATGACTGCTATAGTCGATCAGGCGCACTGACTAGCAAAGCGCAAATTACTCGCTCAATTTAATAGTAACCGGGGTTGTGTGTCGTTGCTTGTTACGAGCGAGAAGGGTGCAATAGCACATATTTAGGAGGACTTTATCCCTGGTCCAAGTCCTCCTCTTTTTTATGCCCGTGGGAATAGCTGGCCCGCGAGGATCAAATGCCAGCTATTCCAACGGACTACTCGATTGGTCCATCATGAGTTCTCTATCTGATATCATCGCAGCAGCAAAAGCACAAATCAAAACAAGTACATCGGAATCAAAAAGCACTCTCAGCAATACCTTCAGTATAGGCACCAATGACATTAAGGGTGAGGTCAAGAGCTTCGTGCCTAATCTCATTCAAGGTGCTACCCGTCAGGTTACCGGCGGTATCAATCAAGCACTAAACGCAGGATTAACTGACGTTAGGGGCGGAGTGTCTGATATTCTGCACGGTAACTTTAATGGAGGCCTAGAAAGGATTCTTAGTGGCCCTTCCGATGTATTGGGTTCATTGGGCAAAACATTCGGGTTATCTACTGGATCGAAGTTATCAAATCCCGGAGGTGTAGCACCCGGTAATAGCCTCGAGGGTATACTAGCCCGCTCTGATCCTCAACTGAGCTTCAACTGGTACTGCCAACTCCCAGTCGTCACAGCTATAGGTGGGCAGCCTAAAGGTCTACCGTGGTTTTTCGTAGAAGAAGCTACATTGGCTTTCCGCACATTCACGCCTGTGTCTCGTTTCTATCAGGGCAGACAACAACACATTCCAGGTAGTTACACAGTAGATGCTTTGTCCTTAGCAATATACGCTGATACGGCTAACCTTGCGCTAGATTACCTAACTTCATGGCAAGGCGCTATCATGAAGAACATGAAACGTACGGATGCTGATAAATCAGGCGGCGGCTTTGGTCGCCCTAAGGATTACTATAAGACCATACCTATTTATCTTTTGTCTAACGATAAGAAAACTCTGTGCGTAATCGAATACACTGAATGCTGGCCCGAAACCATACAAGCCTACTCATTGAATAGCGGTAGCTCAGAACGCATAGTCAATCATGTCACTTTCTCCACTGGTGATGTATTCGTAACTCTATTTGGGGTATCGAATACAAGCAGCAAGGGCATGCTACCATTTGTCCAAGATGCTGCGTCCTCGCTGGTAAATTTCGCAGCAAGTTCAGTACTAGGTGCAGCTAGGTCTTTGTTTGGCTAGTAAATAAGATATTTAACCCAAAGAGAATACCATGACCGATACCACAAAACAAGAATTTGTACCCTTCCCTGCTCAACGTATTCAACAGTTAGAAGAACGTCGTAAGGCTGCTGAGCCTTATCACAGCCCTCACCATCCATTACCTCGCACAAATCCTATACCTGGTATTGTTGGTGCTGATATGAAAACCAACTTCACCATGGCGGAAGCCCAGCCGGCTACCGATGCACATCAAGCTAGTCCTGCTTATGTGAATGCGCAGGTAGCAGCCGCTGCGCCTATCGCACCGCAGATTCCTGTTGTAGTCCCTGGCTTTACTACACCAACTTCCGAGGAAGAGGCAGTACCTATTGCCCTTCCTAGCGGGTACGCATTCTACGACTTCAAGGATCTGTACATTAAGCCATTCAAAGGCCGTCACATGGCCAAGCTGAGTCGCGCACGGGAAGAAGGCTCGACCTTGTACACCGTAGAAGCCGTGTCTGCTGTACTAAGCACGCCACAAGGTCATACACATCTAGCCTTCCAGCTTACTGTGCCTGACTTCTACTATGTGCTGTATTGGTTGCGCTTGAACAGTTTCACCAAGACGGCATTCATGCACAAGACTTCGTGCGCCAACGAAAAGCATATCGAAGCAGTGGCAGAAGGTAAGCTGCTGAAAGATACACTAGTCATCGCAGAGGTTATCAATCGTGCTTCTATGCAAGAGACTAATCTGAAGTCTATTCCTAATAAGGAAGCCTTCAAGTTAGACCTGCCGGGTGCTTGGGTCAAAGTATGTACCATGCAGGATGCTCTCGAAATGACTGAAGACGCAGAATTCATTTCTGAAGAATTCAGATACGCGGCAGAGATTGCTTGCTATCTGGACGTATCAGATGTACAGAATGAAGACAAGACATTCCGTAAAGCGACGTTGCGTGAGCGAATAGCCTACGTAGACGAAATGTCACCAGATGATATTCAAACCGTAAAGTCCTTCGAGAAGGCAGTCACCGATTACGGTATCATAGAGACTATCAGTGTGACTTGTAAACACTGTGGTCAAAAACGTACCGATGCTATCACTTTGGACGCCCATAGTTTTTTCCCATCGGCAGCATGAATGACATAGCGAGTATGCATGCGCTCATTGCTGCGGAATTTCATTTGATACCTCCTGACTCAATGTCTATTTTCCAAATTATGCATTTGGCACAAACTGCTGAGAAACGCAGGGCTGATAGGCATAAGGCATTGAGTGAAGGCAAGACTTATATTGGATAAATCATGGCCTTTAAATCGCAGGCAGAGCAGAACAAGTGGAATGCCCTCCAAAACACCGGAGGACAGACAATTGAGAAATTGCTGAAAGGGGAAGCCACACCTGACGATATCACCAAGCTGTCAAAGTTAGTGAGTGATCAAAGTAAGCTTGCTGGTAAACTATTTGATGAAGGTATAGCCGGAGTAGAGTCAACCGCCGATGCCCTCATCGATAAGATGAATCAAAATCGCATCGCTATAGGTAAGAATCCGCTCACCCCTAAAGCACAGGATCGACTATTCAAGCAGACGTTCCAAAATGTTTTGAAGGCAGCCACAGAAGACATTCTAGGTTCTGTGCATGACCAACTTGCAGAGCAGACCGAGAGCATTCAGGATAGTTTGGATACAGTCACTGAACGTCTGCACAAGATACAGACCGAACGCCGCACTCGGGAAGAACAGGAAGCGCCTATTCGATCTCTGTCGGACAAAGTAGGCTCGCTGGTTTCTAGCATCAGAGCAAGCGGTATCGTTACGTCAGGCACATCCAGTCTACGCAAACTGGCTACTAAATCGCGTGAGGTCTTAGAGTCAGGTAAAGAAGTTGCTGGTAAAGGCATTCGACAATTTGGGGAAGCAATTCGTAATCCTCGCAGAACTATAGACAACACTACGACCTATCTACGTAGCTCAGTAGGTGCGATGAAGGACGCAGTTGTAGATGGCTGGCGCAAGCTTACGAATAAGAATGAAACAGATGACGAGGATAAGAAATCTAGTACATGGCTCCGTAAGCTCAAGTCGCTGTTTGGATCAGGCAAAGATAAATTAGACAAAGGTAAAAGAGCTGCCTCGTTCCTTGGAAAGCTTTTTGGACCCATAGGTAAAGTGCTGTTGTTAGCTCTAGCCAACCCGCAATTGATTAAAACAATTACGGATGCAGTGTCCAAATATCTAAACTTCGATACTATATCAGATTTTGTGGACTCTACTTGGAAGGATATCAAGAAAGGTGGCGCTGATATAGTAGATTGGATACTAGACAAGATACGAGGTACGGCAGATAAAAAAGTCGCTGCAAATTCACCCAACACTGTTGAAGGTAAAGCTGCTATCGCAACATCTGTAGCCCAAGGTTCACAGATACCTGCTAATACTAGCGCTAGTGATGCCCGTGCAGCGATACCTGAAATAGAATCAAAGATAAAGGCAACCAAGGTTGCTCTGAGTCGCGCACAGGATAGGCTTTCTAAAGACCCGTCAGACGACAATAAGATTTCGGTCAGAAACAACACAATACGTCTGCAAATTCTTCAAGGGCAATTGGACAACTATAAGAAAGTCACAGGAGTCCCAACTGCTAAACCTGCTGACACAAAGACGTTGACTTCTACATCTGCTGGTAGTACGGGAGGTACTGATAGCACCACTGTGACTCCTACGGCATTAACTGGTGCAACAGGCCCATCACCTGCTTCTATCGCTGCATCCACAACGGCTGTAGGTTCAATGCCTCAATTCAAAGAAGGTATAGCAATTGAAACACCTCGGCCAGACCAAGCACTATCTGAAGGCAACAAGACAGCAGGCAATGCAGCGCCAGGGGGAGGTATCGTAAGCCTAGGCTCGTTTGGTTACAACAGTGGTGATGATACTCTTAATCTACTCAACATGGGCTTAATAGGATGACTTACGCACTAGCTAGATTTCAACCTAGACCTAAAGAAAATAAGTCCATCGTTGAATCAGTCAAGGATGCGGCTAACGTCGCTACCTTGAGTGGTACGCTTGCTGCCTGGTCCGCACGAAAGAAAAAACAGTTAGAGGATCAGCGGCACGTTATAGAGTCTATGAGGTTCTTGCAATCTAGGCTTGAAGAGCAGCCAGATATAGAGGATGAAGATATGGTGTCTCCTCTTCGCAAGATTCTTACTAAGATTCTGAAGTTCTGTGCTAAGAAGGTATTTAAATATGTGGTTCGTCCCATATTAAGGTTTGCTGCACGCATCATGATGAATCTGGTGCGTGTGGTGCTGACCTCGATAGTAGATTTCGTCATTGTTCCGGCCATAGAACTTGTGGTAACGTTCGCAATAGCCAACCCCGTAACGGCTGCACTTGGTGCTATCTTGCTTGTAGGTGGAGGTGCATATTTTCTGTGGGATAAATTCTTTGCTGAGAAACCGCCAGAACCAAAGATACCGCAGAAGGACATTGATCTACGTGGCGAACCAGAGCTTGGTATAGCGGAACCAGAAACTCGTAGGTCTACCCCAGCAGCAACACAGTATCAACAACCCGCAATACAACCGGAAGCAGAGCCTTCTATAGTATCGGCGCCTTTAGAATTCATCAAAGAACAGTACCATAAAGTAACAGGTAAAAAGTTCACTGGTTTCGGCGAAGACGTAGATAGCTATATAAAAGAAGCAGCAGCCAAGTATGGTATACCAGAGGATGTTCTGCGCGGTTTCGTTAAAATGGAAGCCGGTTGGACCGGTGCTATGTCTCCTACAGGCGCTATCGGTACTGGTCAATTCATTCAACCTACATGGGATGCGATGGCCGCTACGCCTGAAGGTAAGGCCATAGGTATGACCAAGATTGGTGACAGGTTCCGAACTTCTCAAGATCCTCGTTTTAACAAGCGCGTCAACACGCTGGCTACGGGTTTGCTTGCAAAGAACAATGCAAAGATATTGCAGCAGAATGGTTTGCCCCTTACAGGCGAGAATCTGTATATGATGCACAATATTGGCCCTGGTATCATCGATGTTATGTTAGGTCGCCCAGCATCTGCTGCAACACTTAAGGCCATGCAACAGAACGGTATGCTTAAAGGACAGAACGCCGCGCAGTTCCTGGCCTACCAGAAAGGACGATTTGCATCTGCTTACGCGGAAGCCAATCTGGGTACTACGGTGAACCCGACTAATCCGCGGTATACGGAAGGCATTTCTGTAGCTGCTGCGTCCAAGTCCAGAGCACCTGCTACCCAAACTACGCCAGACAGCAAGGCGGGGGTAGCTGCTGCGTCGCCAGATAAGACTATCATCAAAGATGGTAAGAAACTAATAGCTCTAGGATAATTATGCCGAATAATAACCCGAACTATCAGGTCATCATTCAACAGACTGCTGATCCATCTGCAAAGACACCAACAGGTATTTCCATTGTTGCCAATCTGCCAGAGAATTTTGCTTTCGATAGTACCAGCTCTTATGAGACTCCTTATGCACAAGGTATTTTTGGTGCGGGTGCCAACGCCGCCGCTGCTTTTACTGGAACGCGTCTGACTACGCAAGCCCAGACGGCACGCATCTGGCAAGGTGCTACGGATTCTGACTTGATGCTAGACTTTGAATTCTTTGCTGAGAATGACCCTGACGCCGATGTGATGCAAAAGACGTTGAACATGCTACGTCTTACTGCACCCACTATTGACCCACAAACAGGTATGCTGCGATCCCCTGGACCACAACTTGTTTTGAATGATGCAGGTCAACTATCTACCAATCTAGTTACATCAACTGGTAATAGTTTAAAGCAAGTAGGAAATGCAGCTGCCAGTTTAGTTGGCTTCGGTAATAAAGTTCAACAGAAGAATATGAACGGAGCTAATGCCAACTTGAGTGCTACTGGGGTATCCAATACGCCACCTCAACCAGATGCTGCAGGTACTGCTGACTTCTGGAAACGTCAGGTACGAAATCAGATATCGATTAAGATAGGACGTTACGCTTTCTTCGATTCAGTGGTCATTATGAATGTACAGAAAACGTATTCACACAATCTGGATGCGTTGACTGGGCAGCCTCTACATGCAAAGGTTTCGATTCGCTTCGCACCGCTATTCCTGCTGACGCAGGATGATATCGTCAATATCTTCAGGGCCCGATAATGAGCATTGACTATGATTTCTCGACAAATACGCCTCTAGACAACACGGGCACCAACTATTCGATCTTTAAGAGTGGTTTTAAAAATATTCGTTTCGCCATTCCATTCACTCGTACTGTGGTGATCGATGAGTCCGATATGGCAAATCTGGTTGGTATAGCATTCCGTTTATACGGCGATGTAAGTCTATGGCGTGCACTGTTAGCCTACAACGGTATTCAGGATCAGATACAGGAAGTTTATCCTGGGCTCGTGCTGCGGTGCCCGAACAAGTCCGATATCATTGCCTATATAAGTGCGCAAAAGGGCAATCAGAGTCCAACAATAATCATCTGAGGATAACATGGCCGGATACTTGGTCCAGAATCAACTCGAGGTCTCAGTATTCATTAATGATAATGAGTACCCTCTAGGTGCCATCAATATGCTTCAGTCGCTGCATATAACAACGACAGTAAGAGGCAGTGTGCCCATGTTGAGTATGCAGATCGTTGATGCCCAACGCTTGATGGAAACGGTAGGTCTGAAAGATGGTACCCCAATTCGCATCGTCATCAAAGCTTTAGGTAAAAACTCGAAGACCTACAACTTCAGAGAGTTCACGCACCAGCGCATTCAGGCTGGTGCGAACTATGTGTATCGTATATTTGGTTACTGGGATGCCCCGCTTTACTGGGCTACGTCAACAGCGGTAGCCAACCAAGGGACTTCCAATGATACGCTTGCCTTCATAGCCAATAAATGCGGTCTGAAGTATGATGGTACATCATCTAATGACAGCCAACTGTGGGTGCCGCAAAACAAGCTTTATCGCGCATGGACAAAAAGCATAGTAGAAGCTGGCTACGTCGATGACAATTCATGTATGGCCTTAGGTCTAGACCTAGATAACACGCTGCGTTATAAGAATGTGAACAATTTGCCGCAGCCAGAAAAATCAGTCATAGCCTATCAGTTGTCTAAAGAGGCTTACACCGCAGTAGACTTTCAGATCACAACGGCTTCCGGTTTCAATAATGCGTTGACTGGTTACCAAAATATGAGGTACGCGCAATCGTCTGTATCTGACACGACTCAGGACCAGATACAGAACTTGACGTTCAAAGCAGATGTGAAAAGTCCTTTGTACAACGTGGATCTTAAAGGCAAGATCGCTCGAGGTGCTGTGCGCTTTGGTCCTATTGACTGCGGCAATGTGCATGCGAAATACGAACGTGCCAAATATCAGAACGTACGGTATGCCAATCTGTTTAATCTAGGTCTGGATTTGCTAATGACCATGCCAACTGATATCAAGCTTC